CTGCTTTTAAAAGCCATAGCAATTACTATCGTGTGACAACTAGTAATAAGGACACCTACAATGCTTTAGTTAGCATTAGAGACGCTGAAAAAATAAACCTAAAGCTGGTTTATAAACCAAAAGAAAATAAAGATAGCACACGCCTTACTGTTAAAGATAATGCTACGCCATTTGACTTTTTAGACGCATATAGTGATAAGATGAATATCAGTAAAGACGTAAAGAGTGAATCAGAAAAAATAATGAGGGAGCTAGTGTAATTGTTGGAGATTAAATTTTATCATAAGAGTAACTGTAGAAAATGTGATTTTGTAAAGAAGCGACTAGATAAGTTTGGAGAAAGCCATTCTGGTTATAAGCTGACTGACATTTTCGTAGATGTTGAAAATGGCGATAAAACACTTGAATATTTAAAAAATCAAGGGTACTTCTCATTCCCAGTTGTCCAGTTATGGGATGACGCGAACATTAAAGACAGCTTTTGCGATTTAGATATTAAAGGCCTTAACAGAATTGAAAGTCAAGTATCCTAGATTAAAGGAGGTAGTAGTTTGGATAAAAGATCGAAGTACTTCTTAATTAATTTCATAGAATTTCTAGTACAGATTATTGCTTTGATTGCAAGTTTGATATTTGTAAAGAACGATTTTATCTCTGGTATAGTACTCACTTGTATATTTGTTATTCCAGAAATAGTTGCCGTAGTAGTTAGAAATGGCGTTGTAAACAAGAAGAAGTTCCATGCTTCTTTTTACAACATGCTTGAATTTACATTATACGTATTTTCAATAGCAGCCTTCTTTATTCCAGTTGGCTATCTTTCTAGTAGTCTACCAGCGTCAGGGGAGGCAGCTACTAGTAGCGTAACAGTATCGCTAGTGCTAGTGATGACTTCAATCGTAATAATGCTGACTACTGTTATTAGTAAGCTGTATTTAAGTATAGACAAGATGTTTAAATAAGTAACCAATAAGAGTTTCCTATAGGGAGCTCTTTTTTATATGCTTGACACCACATGTTTTAAGTGATAGGATATAACTACAGTAAATTAATTAGGAGAAATATCCTATGGAAAGAAAGTTAAGTAAAACATTTAAGATAACATCTAGTTTTTACGTTATCTACGGAGATTACGAGCCTATTTATGTTGGCTATACTAATCGTCCTGTTAGACAAAGGTTTAGAGAGCATAAAGAAGATAAAGACTTTTCAGACTATGAGAATGTAGAAGTTAAGGATCTAGCTGATGAGAAGCTTACCTTTGACTTTACTTGGGATTATGATCAAACTTGTCGAAATGCTGATGAAGTGTCTAACCGTGAAGCTGATTTAGTTAAAAAGTTTAATACCCAAGATAGTGTTTTTCAAAAGGCAGACGGTGGTGGTCAAACTTGGGCCGCTGAAAAGGGGTTTGTTAAGTCTAATAAGGAAAACCCTAGGTTTTATGGGATGTCTGGTGCAGAGATAAAATCACGAATTGAAGAGGAAAAGATTGTTTCAGCAGATATTGGTAACTTTGTAAACAATATGAAGCCTCAGTATCAATCAGATATTGGCAACTTTGTAAGCGATATGAAGCCACAGTATCAATCAGATATTGGTAACTTTGTAAACAATATTAATACTCAGTATCAAGTAGATATTGGTCACTTTGTAAGCGATATGAAGACTCAATACCAAGTAGATATTGGTAACTTTGTACGCACTATGAAGCCACAGTATCAAGTAGATATTGGTCATTTTGTAAGCGATATGAAGACTCAGTACCAAGTAGATATTGGTAACTTTGTAAACCATATGAAGCCACAGTATCAAGTAGACATTGGCAGCTTTGTAAACCATATGAAGCCACAGTATCAAGTGGACATTGGCAGCTTTGTAAACAATATGAAGCATCAGTACCAAGTAGATATTGGTAACTTTGTAAGCACTATGAAACGGAGAGAACAATAAGATGAATAATATTTTAGTTACTTTTAAGAAGAATAAATATAACAAGTACATTTTTAAAGTAGAACAGAATGGTAAGGTATTATATAAGAAAGAATATGTAGCTGGTAAAAAGTATAACGACACTGATTTAGTGTCCAATCAAGCAGACGCTTTCTCGGCATTTGTAGACTATGTTCAGGATATGGTTGATGCTGAGCTAAAGGCCAACCCTAACTTTATTTTTGACAACATGGAACAGCTAAAGAAGTTTATGGGAGCTAAATTACAGAAAGAGTTTTATTTAGTACAAGAAAAGTATTTTGCTAAATATCAAAAGTAATTTTTAATTTATAAGGGGAGCTAAAGCATGAAACTAGAAACTATCAAGATTAGAAACTTTAGATCTATCAGAAGTCTAGATTTTAAAATTGACTCTAGGGGACTGACACTAATCAGTGGTAAGAACGGTCAAGGAAAAAGCAGCATTTATGCCGCTATACTTTATGCGCTGTTTAATAAAACGCAAAAGGGTCAAACAGCCGATGCAATTATTAATGACGTAGCTAAGAAGAACACATCAGTTGTTCTCAACTATGAAAACTCAGGCGTTAAATATCGAGTTGAAAGATTTCGTAAACACGAGAACAACCATAACAAGGTGTTGTTCTATGTAAACGGCGTGGAAAAAACATCATCTAGTAATAAATTAACAGATGAGTTAATTGAAGCTAGTGTAGGAATGTCTTTTGACACTATGTTAAACTCTTTTGTCCTAGGAGACAGCCTAGTGACTAGCTTTTCTAAGTCAACAGATAAGCAACGAAAAGAAATAATTGAAGACATTACAAATATTTCAATTTATAAGAAGGCTAGCTTGATCGCTAGTGATAAGTATAAAGAAGCTCAAAGTAACTTAGAGAGTACCAAGCAGTCAAAAGAGAAACTTGAATTAAAGGTGGAATCTTTTAAAAGCCAGCGTGAATTAGAGAACAATCAGGAAAGACAACGAAAAGAAAATATTGAGTATGCTAAGCAAAGTTATACTGATGCCTTAGACGAGTATAAAAAGTTACAGACAGAACTTGACAAATCAAAAGAGTCGATCGCTGGTGTTCCTACTAAGATAAGTGATTTAAACGTGCTACTTGAAGCCCTTAAAGACGAACAGTCTAAGTTAGACAAGCCTAAAGAAACTAATAGTATTCAGCGCAAACTTAATGTTGAGATGCAGAAGAAGAATACAGCGGTTGAAAGAGCTAAGCGTAGCAAAGCTGATTTAAATAAGTTTGGAAGCCAGTATAAGGAAATAAAGAACGCCAAGCAAGCAACCTGTTTGTACTGTGGTTCACCACTAAATGAAGAGCATAAGAAGAGCGAGTTATCACGGCTTGCTGATGAAGGACGTAAATGCTTAGATATTATTAATACTGAAAAACAGGTTTATAAGGAAGCCAGCGCAGCCTACTCTAAGATGGAATTAGAAATTGATAAAATTAATGCGTATAACAGTCAAATTCAACCTAAAACAATTGAAATAAATAATAAGATTAATAACACACTATCAGAAATTAACTCATTAGAAAAATCAATTGATGCTACAAATATGGTTAAGTCAAATGTTGAAAGTTCCGCAAGGACTGTAAACACATATAAAGCTAATTTAGAGCGCTTAGAGTCAGAGCCGTCTATTGATACCGAAGGTACTTTAAAAAGCTTAGAAGAGGCAACTAGTAGCCTTAAAGAGTATCAGAGTAAGTTCGATGAAGATACTAGAAAAGTAAAAGTTCTAGACGGAGTAAAGGGCGTGTTCAGTAATACTGGTATTAAGAGCTTCGTCCTAGAACAAGTATATCCAGCAATTAATGAAAGTCTAGAGAAGTATATGTCTGTTTTGACAGACGGCTCGATCAGTGCTACTATTAGTGCTGTTACCGAAAACAAATCAGGAAATGTTTCTGATAAGATAAACATTAAGGTATTTAGAGACGCTGAATCAACAGATTATGACTCTTTATCTAGTGGAGAACAACGTAGGTTTGACGTGGCGTTGTCTCTATCTTTGCAAGACTATGTTTCATCAAATTCAGGGATAAACGTTTTATTCTTAGACGAAATATTTGATAGCTTAGACGCTGTTGGCGTCGATAAGGTCATGACGTTATTAAAGGAAAAATCAAAACAGTATTCTAGCGTATTTGTAATATCACACTCAACAGAGCTAAAGGATAACTTTGATAATGAGATCAAAGTAGTAAAGACAGAAGCAGGAACTAAAATAGAATAGATTTGACAACTCCTCAATTGTATGGTAGTATTTAGTTATAATAAATACGAAATTAAATGAGGAGCTTTTGTGATGGAAAACAAGCAACCAGACTACAAAGACTCTATGACACAAAGAAAAACGTTGGCGACTGGAAATCAAACAACAACACAAGCATTTGTTAGTCATGGAGTAGTTTATATAAGTGTGTCAGCAATGACTGTTGGCAGAAAGAGTAAAGAGTATATTCTACCGGCAAGCGATATTATGTATGTATACCCACTAGAGAACTATATTGGATATTCGTTTAACAATCCATATTCTGATTTACTATTAAAGTTCGATAACCGTCGAACACCTGATAAATTCAAAAAGTATATCAAGGAAAACTATAATGCAGGAAATGTATATTTAAAGAAGCTATATGACTTCGAAAATCAAAGACCTTATGACGCTTACAATTTTATATTTGCTCAAAACTCAGCAATTAGTGTTGAGCTAGAGTCACTAGGGTTCAAGTCTTGGTATGGCACTTATAATCAGAATGATGTGCTAGACAACTTTAGACTAGTTGATGATATACTTACAACAATGAAAACTAGATTGGTTGACAGAGCATTTAAGGCTGGAAAACTAGCTAAGGTATCTTCTGGTGACGAAGAAAAGCTAGACCATATATCACTGTCAATGGCAAACAAGAACGAAATTATACTGTATAACAGGGTTGGTCAAGCTTTAACCATGAACGCTATTATGAATAAGACTGTTAGAGCAGAACTTAAATATTTTAATGATGTAAACAAGAAATAGCAGGAGGTGATAGCATGGATAAGTTTCAGGAAGCCGTCGTAGACGCTCTAGGATCTCCTAGCTACCGTGATACAGGTAACGATGTCATAACGCATTGCCCTGTATGTGGTGACGAACATGAAGGAGATAAACTATATATCCAAAAGAACCAATTCGTGCATTGCTTCGTGTGTGACACTGCGTCTAAAGGTATCATTCAGTTTCTAACTAAATTTATGGGTTTTAGCTATGCTGACGCAAAGTCGTACAGTAAAGCATATGAGTTAGGAAACTCGGTTACTACAAACTATGAAGAAGACGATAATCTATTCACCGAGCTACTATCTAGTATGGGAGATACTAGCTACAATAATAATAATAGTCCTGTGGCAGTAAAGCTTCCAAGCAATGCTAGACCACTTGTAGGTTCTAAAATAACTCCCGGATTAAAAAGAGCGGTTGAATACATAGTTAATCGTGGCGTGACTGAGAGTCAGGCTGTAAAGTTTAATATTATGTATACTGACGGTGATATAGTAACCACTGCAAACGGTAAAAAGCTTAGCGTTCCTGAATCTATAGTATTTCCAGCATACGACAGTGAAGGTCATCAAATATATTGGAACACAAGAGCTATTCCGGGGAAGTCATTGTTGAAAACAATAAATGCTCCCGCTATCAATGGAGTAACGTATTCAACAAGTAATACCGTTTGGAATCTTAACAATATGAAGATTAACTCTGTTGTTACTATTGTTGAAAGCGTCTTTAATGCGTTAACACTAGAAAGAGCCGGAGTCGGGGCTGTTGCAACGTATGGAAAAGGAATATCAGAAGAGCAGCTAAACATGATAGCAGCCATAAGTCCAAGAGTTGTAATAGTTTATCTAGATAGTGACGGAATTGATAAAGAGCTTAAATATGCTAAGAAACTATCTGAGCTAGGCATAAAAACTAGATACGTTGATAGTCCTTACGGTAATCTGGATGCTAATGACTTAGGATATGTAAAAGCTAGAGAGGTCGTTACTAAATATTCTTATAAGTATAATTTATCTAACGCTTTGATAACAATGAATAAGCACAATATAAAAATTTAATAGGTGGAAGAGGTAACTATGGTGATAACATTATCAGGGGTAATAGGTTCTGGGAAATCTACGTTGGCAACACTACTAGGGGATCAGTTAGGAACTAATGTATACTATGAGTCAGTTGAAGACAATCCAATGCTTCCATTGTTCTATAAAGACCCACAGCGGTACTCGTTCGAACTTCAAATTTACTTTTTAAGCAAGCGCCTAGATAGTATAATGAGTGCACTTGAAGAAAACAACAGTGTTTTAGACAGAAGTATATATGAAGATAGCCTATTTTTCCATACGAACGCAAAGCTAGGCAGAGTAGCAGGAGGGGTAGAAGATTCTAAAGTTCTAGTAAAAATCTATGATGATCTATTAGAACATATGCTCAGAAAGATACACGGAATGCCTAAAATGGCACCAGATTTAATGATAGGCATACATGTTTCATACGAAACTATGGTTAATAGAATAAGCAAGCGCGGGCGTCCATATGAACAGGTGCAAAACGATGCTGGTCTTAAATCGTATTATAAGGAACTTTTGAAGGCTTACGACAAGTTCTTCAATGGTGGATACAAGGAATCACCAATATATGTAATTGATGGAGATAAGTATGATTTTGTTGGCAACAAGCATGACAGAGAAATTGTAATGGGTGACATATTAGACACTCTAGAATCTCTGGGAATGGTTTCAGAAGGGTTTTCTTTTGAATCAATAACAGACATTGCCATGCAAGATATGCTAAACAATGTCAAGGATATTATTGTTTAGGAGGTGTTTTATTGAGCGTTGATATACGAAATTTATCAGATATGGACTTTGAATCCTACTATCAACTTAGAAAAGAGCTTGATAGAACTGGAGATAAGCCAAATGAAGTGATAGGGCAACATGATAATGACCTTGTTACCTTTGATAGCGCCTATAACGTTATTCATAGAATAGCAACGGACATAATGGTAACAAACTCTGGGTTCGCAAATGTAAATGCAGATATGGTTGGCGTGTTAGTAGAAGCCTTAATGAATAAAGGCATTTTTAATAATGAAGACTATAACTATATCGTCAAGAAGACACAATACTATTTAGAATTAGATAAGAAAGAGGCTAAAGATAATGGCATTAAGTAAAAAAGAAATTTTAGACGCGTTAAAAATCAGGATGGACGCACCATTCTTATTAGAAAATGATGAAGCTAGGGCAAAAGCTAAGGCAACATTGTTACACAAGCCGACTCTAGGTGAAATTTTAGATACAATTGATATTTTCACGTCACCTTCAAATAAAGAAGCACAAACCATTAAGCATGACCACGATGTTATCTCATACATCTTAACCCACGACATTAAGATTACTGAGAGTCAGTGGAAAGAAGCAGAAAAGAAAGTCGATGAAGCAAACAAGAGAGCCGTTGAAAACATTAGGAAGCAGTACGAAGCTAATGGGATCGTGTTTAAGGACACTAAGAAAGCTAAGAAATAATAAATATGATTTGACAAAGCATATCAGAAATGGTATGCTTTTTACGTGGAGGTGTAAGTATGGAAGAGACAACTAATGTAGTGACACGAGTTTTTGCAAATAACTTTGCTGGAAACGTTGCTTGGTCAATGCTTGACGCTATTAAGACTAATAATAGTGATGTAATCAATACAAGAGCAAGCTTTCTATCAGATCTACACGGTAGGCTAAAAACAAAACGGGTAATGCTTATTGGCTTTAATACGACAAGTAGTTACTCTGTAAAGACACTAGACATTATATCTAAAGAACACAAGGTTCTAGCAATATCACCATTTGTTGAAGAAGAACGTCTAACTAATAATTTACTAGTTTACTCATCTAATAGCTTTGGCTCCTTTATCAAAAAATTATTAAAAGTATACAATATGAAGTCAAGTTTAAGTGAAGTGTTTGACGAAATAGCTAACAACAGTATTGATGATAAGAGTGGGTTCTCACAATATGATTCAGTTAGATACCTAAATGACGTGATCAACAGTGTAGGTTACGCTAAATTCTCTCAACAGTTAGGAACAGTTGAGCTAGTTATTGATAAACAATACAACAACTGGAAAGAAACGCATAAATTAAATCCAGAAAGTGGATATGCTGAGTTAAGGAAACTAAATAGCGGTATGCTAGTAGCGTTTTCAAGTAATGAGACAAGCCTAGATGACGTCATTATTATGTACGGACAATTTTTAAAAAGTAAAGGCGTTGAATACATCTTTCAGGTAAGTAAGATTGATGTTAGACGCGGGACTACTATACTAAAGATACGCAGCGTTTCGCCCGAAAAATATGATGAATCCCGCAAAAGTAAAATAGTTAATATGCTAGAACAAACTGGTTTCAGGAATATTGTTTTGTCTAAGTTTGGGGGATACTGTATAATTGACCTAGATTTTGCAGGTCTATTTGACTAATGCTAAATAATGTGTTAATATGTAGACATGAAGGTTCATAAAACAGTAAATAACAAATAGAAGGTAGGACAACATTTTGGATAAAGACAATCTTAGTGAAAATAAGAAGTTAGTTGCAATTTCAGCGCTAATTGGGTTAAGTTCAGTAGAACAAGGTAATCGTATTACCTTAGCATACATTAATCGTGGGCTTAACAGCTTAGGGTTAGAACGTATTAGTAAAGACGAACTACTTGACGCATTAAAAGAAGCAGAAAATAGTGAAGAGCTTTCAAACATTGTTCATAGTGTCGCTTCTGGAGATAAGAAGGTTGCTGACATCGTAAATGGCGAGGACAAGGACTTAGAAATTGTAACCCCAGCGATTATCAACAGCTTTTCTTTAAAGGAAAGCCAGCGGGAGTTTAATAAAAACCTAAAAGAAGCAGCGTATAGCAAGCAGCTATATAATAGGGTATTAGAAAAGCTATCTTCACTTCTTAAAGACCCAGACGCTTTTAATTTTCCAAAGGCAACTACTAGTTCAGATAGTTCAGACGATAAGGCCTTAATTCTAAACTTGTCAGATATTCATCTAGGAGAAAAGGACAATGTTTCTGCACAAGGTAATAAGAACATATACGACGAAACGATCGCCGGTAAGCGTCTTAGAGACTATGTAGAAGCTTCTGTAAAAGAGGCCAAGAAGCATGGCGTTGAACATGTAGTAGTAGTAAATGTTGGTGATATTATTAATAATGTTTACATGCACCCAAATCAAATGAACTATGTAACTATGAATGTTGCTAGTCAAACGGCTAGTGCCGTAAGAATGGTTACAAGCTTACTATTAATGTTACAATCAGAGTTTCCAAGAGTAAGCTTTGGTTCAATTGCAGGCAACCATGATAGGTCAGAAGGGGCTAATAAGGCCGCAAATATTGCAGGTGATAGTGTAAGTCATTTAATTGTTGATATGATTAAGCTAGAAAAAGAACATGGTATGTTTCCAAATGTTAACTTAATAAATAACGAAGATAACGACGAATCAGAAATTGACATTGAAGTGTGTGGTCAGCGACTGGTGTTTACCCATGGTGAGAAGATAAAGCGTACTGCAAAGGATAATGGAACCAAGTTCCAAGGTCAAGGAAAGCACGTTGATTTTCTAGTTTACGCACATTATCATTCGTTCTCTCTAGTAGAAATAAATGGAACGATTGAGATCGGTCTACCAGCTCTTAAGGGGTTTGACCAGTATCCAAAGACTATTGGACTAGAAGCATCTACGGCAGGTCAAGTAAGCTTTATTATTGATAGTGAAAAGAACCTAGACATGATTCCCTATTTCTTCTTTAACAAAGATGGTAGCACCCAGAAGTCAACTACTATCAAGATTTAGGGGGTAATCATATTAACGGTAAAAATAGACATGTTAAGGGGTCTTCTTATGAACGCAACATCGCTAAGAAGCTATCTGAATGGTCTGGTGTTAAAGTTAACCGGACGTTTGCAAGTGGCGCGAGCGGTGGAAACTTTAGTAACGAAACTAGAACTACCGGAGACCTATTTTTTCCAGTCGGGTATAAGAACTGTTTCTCAATAGAGTTAAAGAACCATGCTAGTTTTAACATTAGGCAACTATTTCTTAATGGTTCCGTTTTAAAAATATTCTTATCCCAGAACGTGGAAGATGCTGACAGGTTAGACGGTAAACTGCCTATGCTTATTATGCACGTTAATAGAGAAGACGACTATGTTGTGCTACCTTACCATGCTAGTTTTGAAAAGTTCATCGTTGAAAACAAGTTACCATATTTCAGGAAAACAGTTTTTAGTGATGAAAAGCGTACTGGCAAAACAACTAGTTTTGACGCAATTATAACTAATCTTTCAAGCTTTACTAAGGTTAAGCCAGATACTATGTTTTCGTGGTATTCAGAGATAAAAGATTATAAGAAGGTCAGCAAGTCAACTATTAAACAGAGTAGCATAGATAAACTGGTTGGTGATCTAGAATGAAACGAGGTCATAACACCATTAAGGGTGTTCCAGTTAGTTATAACCTAGACGATATAGCTGAGACAGTTAAATACTTATATGAAGAAGAAACTGGCAAAAGAATAAGTTATAAAGACGTGCGTTTAATATCTAAATTATTTACTGAATCAATTTATGATGAGCTTACTAAACATGGAGACAAAGATAATACGTTGGTTTCAATAAAGCTAGGAAAACTAGGTAAGATAACTCGTGATATAGCTATGGAACGATATATTAGCAATAACATCGAGTCCTTTAAAAAGAATAGTGGCAAGGTTGTAGCGCCTAAAAGATATGTAGTTAGGTTTAAAGTTGGTAGTAACTTAGCTAGTAAAGTTAATGTATATGCAAAGAAACCTAATGGTAGTTACGACTATGGAAAGTTTAATAATGTTAGTAAGGATAGCAAACTATTTAAGTGAGCATTTGACAAAGCGTATCAGAAATGGTATGCTTTTTATATTGAAAAGTGGAGGTAATGCTATGAAACTTAATAAAGTATTAGTAGTTCTAGGGTACCCCAGACTGTCATATTTTAACGACAGCGGTAAGTTGGATCTATTTAACTCAAAAGAGGGTAAGCTGTTATTAAAGATACTAACCGCACCGAGGGCAGGATTGGGAATAGATAAAAATGCAATTAGGATTGCTTTTGCAATCAACAAGAGGGTATCTTCATCAGAAGCTCAAAGAGCCATAAACTCAAAAAATCTAGAAGAGACTAGTAAGAACTTATGGAAAAGGATTGACGATGAATCTCCAGACTTGGTTATTAGTTTTGGCTCAATTGCACATAAAACTATAACCAGAAAGCCGGTTGGATTTACAAAAGATATTAGTCATACTATTAGTATCAATAATACGTTTGTATCAGTCTTTGCTGACTTACTAGACGTGTTAAAGTACCCGTCTGATAAAGAAACACTACGGCCTCAATTAAACATGACTAGACACTTTATAAAGTACGGAAACAAGTTAGACTTAGGAGAATACGAGCTAGTTAAAGACTATTCTCGTGCTAAAGAGATATTTAAAAATATTCTTGGACTGCCTCCACTAAAAGCTCCGCTGTATAAGATAATTGGAATTGACTTTGAAACTAATACACTTGAATCTTGGCGAACTAATGCAAGGATGACAATGATGTCAATCTCTTGGAAAGATCATCAAGGTGTTGTAATTCCTATTGATAAGACAGGTTTTCAGCCTTTCTCAGAAGAAGAAAAGCAGGATATTAAACATAATGTTAACCAGATATTTAAATCTGACAAAATATGGAAAGTGCTTCATAACGGTAAGTTTGATATTACTATGCTTAAGGATGTCAACGGTTTAGATAGGAGTATTAAGTGTATAGACACAGAAGTAATGTACTATGTGGGGTTTTCACAGGCAAAGAAAGTAAAAAAAGGATTAAAGCAGATCGCACGAGCGTTTACTGATATGGGAGGCTATGAACAGCCACTAGAAGAGTTTAAAAATGAATATTTAGAGAACCATTATAAAAATTGGTACAACGCAGAGATTGAAAAGTCTAGAAAGGCTCTAGAGCTTGAAGGTAAAGACCCAGATAAGGCTAAGGTTTCTAAAAAGGACTATAAGGCTCCTACTAATGAGATCGACGGAGGGAAATTCAATTATGACTGGATTGATATGGAGGTTCAATTTCCATATGCCGCAGCTGACGCTGACGTCACACTAAGGCTTTTCAATAAAATGGTTGGTAGAATTAAGAAGAACCGTGCGTGGGTGAATTTAGTTTTTAACATATTCCCACGGCTTAATGATGCACTAACAACGATTGAGCATAACGGTATTAAGCTTGATATGGAACGTAATCGGGAACTTCATGACAAGTACGTTAAGCACCGAGACGACATGAAAAACGAAATCTTAAGCACTATTCCAGAGATTAAAATGATTGAAAAAGAACGACTAAACTTTGCAATGGAACGAGAACAGATTAAGAAGATTAAGCCGGCAGACCGTACTAAAGAGCAGAAGCAAAAGTTTAAGGACTATGCTAAATACTGTACTGGTAAGGATGGTGTTCCTAACTATAAGTTCAAGTTTACGCCTAATGATATGAAACGACTGTTATATGATGTTCTTGGGTATGAGCTACCACAGGAACCACCATACGTTACTGGAAATCCTAAGAACATAACATGGAAGAGCTATTCAGTTGGTAAAGCTGCTCAGGAGTACTTAGAAGAGACTTATAAAACCAAGTTTATTGAATTGTACTCTAAGTACAGTAAAGCAGAAACTGCCTTGGGTTCTTTTATTGACAAGTTGCCGGAGGTTCGTGATAAGGACGACTTTGTTAAGCCTAGCTTTAACCCTTATGTTACAGAGACTAGTCGGCTAAGTTCTAGCGGGGCATTTAACGCTCAAAATCAGACTAGAAGAACAGATAACCCAAACGACTTTAATTACTCGTATGGGGTTAAATCAATGTACAGAAGCCGGTTTAAAGGCGGTATTCTGCTCAACATGGATTACAGCGCCCTAGAAATTTACACAATGGCTATGCTTAGTAAAGATCGTAATATGACGCAGGCGCTTTTAGACCATAAAGACATTCATAAGCATAATGCAAGTCTTGGCTTTCACGTTCCATATGACGAAGTTACTAAAAACTTAAGAACGTCGGCTAAAAAGGTATCGTTTGGTATTCCATATTCAATGGGTATAAAGACCCTTGCTAAAGACTTAGGCGTCGATGAAAAAGAGGCACAAAGAATTTATGATGCCATTTTATCTACAATGCCACAGGTTAAGCAAGCGATGGCTGATTCACAGGAATTTGCTGCTAGGTATAAATATGCTGAAACTCTTAATGGGTTCCGAAGAGATTTGTCTAACGTTGATAGCATATTGAAGGACGTTCGTGCTAAAGCTAAACGACAAGCGTTTAACACAGAAATTCAAGGAAGTGGCTCAAACATTGTTAATCTAGGTCTAATCAGCGTTCACGAACAGTTTTGCAAGCGCAAGTTGAAGTCAAAGATAATTGCCACTGTTCATGACTCAATTCTTCTCGATGTTTATCCTCCAGAACTAGCCGAAGTCTATGCAGTTGTTAAGTATTGCTGTGAACACGTTAATTTTCCGGCAATTGTCAACAATGACGCAACGGGTTACAGAGTTCCAAAAGAATACCAGCTGCCTAACAATAAATTCAGATTCCCGTTTGTGGTAGAACCAGAAATTGGTATTAATTACAATGACGAGTTCGAAGTGGAAGAAGAAGACCTAATTAATATCGCTAAACTTAGTAAAAATAAAGGTGCTAGCGTTCAAGGGTGGGCTCAGCTACAGTATGATAAGCAGAAGGTGAGTGAAAAGCTTAGCTACAAATTAATTGATGAGGACGAAGCTGAAAAAGAATTGGCTAATCTTGATAAAAAGTCAGACGAGTACTTGTACAGATTTGCAGAAAAGTAATGGATATGTTAATATATCAGTATTAACAGAAAGCCGGTGTAATAATGCGTACTAATAAGAACAAAGAGAATAAGGAAAAATCGTTTAGCAAGTTTATGTCGCAATTAGCTGTGTGGATGTCTATTCCTGTATGGATTCTGTGCTATTATCTGTTTGGAAGATTTAATAGTTTTATTGTATTCGTTACTGTTGAACTCGTGCTAGTAGCAATATCGTCATACTATGACGTCAAGTGGAGGGATAAATAGATGTTTGGAATTAAGCGTAGGGTAAAGCGACTAGAAGCTAGCAGTCATGTGGCTAAAATAAAGTCTGGATACATTGACAAGCTAACTGGGTTAATGTATAACAAGAAGGGGCGTCTTAATGAGTTTAGTGTTCCAGACTATACTGAGGAAAACGATAAGCGCCACGAACAGGTAGCTTTAGAGTATCTAAACAAATCTAGTAGTGGAGGGACTAATCTAGTTGGCTTTCTGCCACAGGTTGATCTTCCTGTTAGCTACACCGGAGATAAGGACAGTATACTGAGTGCCTTAGCTATTGACGCTGTTACAAGAGACTTTAGTGCTCAATTTGATGATAACTACGAATACATTTGGGCGTTCGATTTTGACAAAATGGAAACAAAGTGTGTCATATTGGCCGGAACTATTGAGGAAGCAATAAACATATATGTTGAGAGGTACGGAATACGTTCCGTTTCTGATATTATTCCACCACTGATTGGTAATACACAGCAGGCAGTAGACAACTATAATAAGATTGCTAAGTCGAATAACGTTAAAGCTACTATGAGTAGCCGAAATGTTGAAAAAGGGATTCTTTACCAGTACGTTGTTGAGTAGTTTATACAGGAGGAGATCACTATGAATCTAAAAGAAAAGCTAGTAATGAATAACGACATCGAAGAACTACGTGAAAGAGCTAATAATACGCTTCTTTTCTATCTAGGGTATACATCTGACTATTCAGACATTAAGAAGGTAGCTTTAGAGTTCATTAATGACGAACGTGAAATGCTAGTTAAGTACGATAGCTATTTAAAGAAACTTATTCCAAAGTTGTATAGTGTAAAAGACCCTGTATTGAAGCTTGGGTTTATTGCTAACCAAGACATTAGATTCTATAAAGACAGTAGTAATATGAGTTTTCCTAACACAGATTTAGGTGACTGGACTGTATATGCTATTCCGGGAAGCTACTACTTCAATGACGCAAAAGTTATTGTATCAGAATTAGGAACAGCAAGACTAATTTCTAATAACGGTGAAACAAAGATTATTCCAGCAGTTACTGTATCTAAGGGTGGCGGAATTTTCATCTCAAATGATTTAGTAAAGGACGTTTGACATACACATTTATATGTGGTAAAATTATCAGTATAGAAAAGGGGAAGATAGTATGAATTATAAAGAACGATCTAAAAAGTTGACTAGCTCCATGGCGACAGAGATTCTTAAATTAAAACAAGACTTGAAAGAGCTAACCAGTATTTATGAAAGTCTTGATGAAGATGACTACACTAATGAATCAAAGGGTACTAAAACTAAACTATTTATGGATACTGGTAATGATACAGCCACAGAGTCACAGAAAGAAACAGTTTGTGACTATACAGTAGGCATTAAAGTTACTAATGTACAGACTGGAGAATCACATACCTATAAGTCACTAAATGAAGCGTTCCACAAGACTGGTATTAGTCTTTATAGCTTATCAGTTCTTAGCCGTTCTGGAAATCTGTGGCGAAACATTCTTAAGATCGAGCGTGTTAACGGTGAAGACCATGGTATGCAGGCACCAACTGTTAAGATTATTAAGGTTGAATCCGATGACGGTCAAGTTATTGTTTCTGATGAAATGAATAAAGTTGCTGAGGCTCTAGGGGTAGAGTACTCAACTTTATCACGTGCAATCAAGAAAGGTTATCTAGCAAACACTTCTTTAGGATTCGTAAACTTATCTAGAATGACTAGTGAACAGTTAGACGCTTTTAAAGAAGACGTTAAAGGCTATGATAGTCAGACTTTAGATGAGGACGATCCAATTGATTTAAGAGATTATGACTTATAGAATGATACTTAATGTGGCTATACTTTTATAGCCACTTTATTTATGGAGGTGAGTGAGCGTGAAGCTAGACCTAGGCAAATTTAAGAACATAGAATCAATCTCATATCGTAATGAGTATGGTGATGAAGTGCTTATCCCAGTAGACGAATGGCTTGGAATTAACGAACAAGACCTAGTTTTTGATAATCAAGCAAATCATTATTATGTAATTGCGACTTTAGAAGCTAAAGCTAAGTTACTGGTAGAAAACCAGAAACTTGTTGTAAACAAAACCCAAGGTGACCTATTTTACAAGTATTCACACAACGCAGAGTATATTAAGGAAAATGGTGGTAAGAAGCTATCTCAGAATGAGCTTAATAATAGGATTATGAGCGATCCACTGTTGATAAAGGAACAAACCAAACTAAATCAGCTATCATTCATTCAGGGGAATTTAAAGCAAATGCTAGCTGCGATGCAACAGCGGAAAGACCTTTTACAGACCATTGCAAGCAATAAGCGGGCCGAAACTAGGCTTTCTGGTCAAATGTCTTAGCTTGACATTTACTGCTGAGCATGTTAATATATTAGTATAAAAAGAAAGAGGTAATTGAAATGGTAGATTTTAAAAAGAAACTAGAAGAAGAACTTGCACGAGTTAATGGCTCTGGTAGTAGTTCTAGTGAAAGGCACGAAAATAATTTCAAAGAACAACTATATTCGTTAAGAAAAAACAAGCCTCAATATATTAGTAAAAACAACCCATTCCTTGGAAGAATCCTGTCTTTAGGAAAACGTTGGTTTGCTAAAGAAGTAAACGAAATTGAATTTACGATCAACACGTCTAAGGGCAAGCATAACTTCCATCCAAGCGTATATCGTGATGGTAACCAAGATTCCCTATCTGACATGACATGGGAAGTAATGAAGTTTAATAGTAAGTATCGAAAAGAACACAATACTAATGACAATCCAATTGATATTAAAGAAAAAGGAGTAGGCGTAGGGTTCGCTGGAACATCAATCTCGCAGTTTTATGAAATCATTGGTATTCCATCTGATAGTAATGGTGACCTAGTTAAGAACAGCGATGGAACTTATAAGATTGTTAACTACCTTATCTCGTCCTCTATTTACAAAGCGCTGGTAAATCTTCTAGCTGACAAAACCTATCGAGTTAATGGCAATTCACTACCAGACGGGTTCTTATCTCAACGAGACACGTATGCCGTTCAAATTAAGTATGATGGTAGCCATATGAATGTATCTGCACGTACTGACATTGTATACCCTCCTATGGAATACAACTATCTAAAACGGAATAATGAAGACACGGACTTTGTTTACTTTGATGACCCAGAACAGTATAACCAGAAAATTGTTGACTATGACAAGGACTATCACAATTATCTAGAATATCAATTAAGTAAGTCTATTGTTGATAAGGCTAGCAAGCTTAATGTTCATATGACCGTTGCTGAAAAGTATTTAAATGAAAATAAAAGCGATAATAGCAGTAATACTAGCCAAGTTCCAGTAAGTTCAGCACCAGTAGAGCCTAGCGAAGAGCATAAGACAATTACTGTTGAAGAAGATTCATCGGCAACGCAACTATGGCCTAAAGAAGAACAAGGATTTCCTAAGTCTGAACCACAACGAACGCCAGAGCCTCAGTCACAAGGTCAGAATGATAGTGGCGACACGGTATTTCCGTTTGACGACGATGACGACAGTGAACAAGACAGCGGAATTGATTCTGTATTAGACGCATTTAACTAAGGAGGAATAGAATGACAGTTAATATTTCAGATATAATGTCAGTATTGAAGAAAGGCGACAAACGAATTACTGACTACTCAGACACTGACCAAGGACGAGTTAAAGACTACGTGCCAACGTTAATTCCTTCTCTAGATAAGAACTTAATATCCGGTATTCCTGCGTCCGGTAGAGTAACAGAAGTGTTTGGACTACCCAGTTCTGGTAAGAGTACATTGATGGGGCTTATTATGAGAAATGCTCTTAAAATGAATATTATGCCTATATACTTTGACGTTGAAGAGACAATGGATAACGAGCGTTTAGTAGGTCTTGGGGTAGATCCTAGTAAGGTTCTTACTGTTACACCTGAACTAAATAAAGATGGTACAGTAACACCATTGTATATTGAGGAACTAACTAATTATATCGTCAATATGGCTGCTAAGATACATGGTCAGAACCCAAATGTAATCTCGATGTTTATTATTGACTCCGTTGGTTTCACTCAATCTAAGCTTGAAGCTAATACTGACTCTGAAAGCGCGACTGTTGGTCAACAGGCTAAAGCGCTAGCGATTATGGCTAGAAAAGTCCAAGCTAATTTGTCATATAATAACGGGTTACTGATTGGTCTTAACCAAGGACGGGACGACATGAAAGCCCCTAATCCAAAGTATGCCCAAACTAAGTCCCTAGGCGGGAAAGGCTGGGAACATTTTACAAGTTCACGTCTTCGTATTCAAAAAAGTAGTGCGATTAAAA